AGCGGTATTACTTATTATGTTGAAGAAACAAATGCTGTTAGTGCAGGAGATCTTAACTCTTGGCTATATTTTTCACACACTTTTGAGCAGCCACCCGTTGGCGCAGTAAATGCTAAATTGGTTATTAGAGTCAATGTAAACTCTGGCGGTGGAGCAGGTAGTTATAATTTTTATGTTAATGGTCTTTCATTAGCGCAATGGTCTGAAGAATACAATCGTTATTCATTAGGAGTTACCACATCTTCTATGCCATCAACCATATCTTTACCTAGCACAATAAATGTTATTCCAGCAATAGCATATAGTTCTGCAGACAAGGTTTCTTATTATTGTGTTGGTACAAGTAATATGTATGCTAAAAATTTTGGCATACCACTAGTTTATGGATCATCTAACGTCACAAAGTTGTATCCAAATGTTATATCTGGAACCACCTATCCTTCACTTTTGTTTCCTGGCTATGGGTTTTTAAATAAATCTGGACAATATAACGAATATACTGCAGAGATGTGGCTATCGTTAAACTCTGATGCTGCTCAACCCAGAAGAATATTTGGACCAATAGCATCAACAGATGGCTTATATGTTGAAGGCGGGTTTTTAACATTTGTAATTGGTAAAAAGTTTAGGTCACACTTCGTGGGCGAATGGTATAGACCAATGCTTATTCATATTCGTTTTGTTCGTGACAACATAAGTGTTTTATTAAACGGCGAAGAAGTAATAAATATTTCTTTTATAGAAAGTGATCTATCTCTTCCGTCACAATATGATAATTCAAATAAAAGTCAGGACTGGCTTGGATTTTATACGTATAGCGATATTCATCCTTTTAGTATTGACTCTTTTGCAATTTATTCATACCCAGTACCTAACGAAGTTGCAAAACGTAGATTTGTCTGGGGTCAAGGAATAACTCCTCCAGAATTAGAAAATGCTTCACTTAATGCTACTACTGCTTTTGCCGATTATAGTTTTTCAAACTACGCAGTAAACTATAACTATCCAGACTTCGCTAATTGGCAGCAAGGATTTTTTAGCAATGTTCTTGCCAATAGAAATAGTTTACAACTTCCAGAATATTCGTTACCCAATATCTATCTAGGTTCAAAAGACATACAAACATGGTACGATGATTTAAAGGTATATGGTTCGTCATTTCCAACAAAAGCATTTTCGTTTAGGCCTAATAGTAATTGGAATACAGAAAAATGTTATCTATACTTTCCAAGTTTATCGGTGCTAAATGAATTAACAGAGTCAATATATGGAATTTTTGAAACAGGCTCAACCTCAACAAATCAAATACTTTTTAAACTAGTTAATAAGCAAAGCAATGACTACCTTTTGGTAACAGTAGAGGGATCTTATATTTATTACAAGGTTGTGATTAATGGGGTTACAACAATTTTAAAGCAAGACGACTTGATCACCATAAACAGTAAGTTCCTTGTTGGAATCAACTTAACAAAATTTGCTTTGCAAAATGTAGCGGGTATAAATAAAATATTTGAGAATCAGGACAATGTTTCTGTATACGTAGGAGGAGATGGCACAAACACTTTCTCTGGATTAATCTATAAGGTCGGTTTTGATGCAAAATATAATAATAGAAAAAATGCATCTATGTACAATGCAAATGGTATTGCCATCTAACCTACAATATGATTTAGATACAATTCAGTTCAATGTTGATTATCCAGAGCCACTTGAGACTAACTCACTAGAATCAACTAGTTCTTGGACCTATCAAGATTTATTTAATCAGTTCAATAGCCCAGATATTCTTCAGTATGAAGATTTAGCAAACTCATTCTTTACGACCTGGGACGATTATGAAGATATGTCTCAGGCATCTGTCAAATATTATTATTATGATACATCTGCTGCAAATGTTAGAACGTACATATCTTTTCAAAAAATTTCTGACGGTGTAAACAGAAACTTAGTTGACTTTGTAAATACAGATGTAGCAAGAGCAAAGGGTATTGTTGATACAGATCTAATAAGTGCAGATTGGGAAGATACTGCTTTTGAAGTGGTTGACGGAACAATAATATATCCACCAAGCCAATATAAGGATAACAGCATTGTTGACTTTAACGATCTGGGAATAGTTTCACATGTTGAGTTTAAAATTGACGGAATTTTACATAATCCAATCAGACTTAGAGACCTTGAACTTGCATCACAAGTTTATGAAAGAACAAAGTTTACTGAAATAGGAACAAAATATGGTGTTCCAATATATCCATACCATAAGACTGGAATATACTATGACTTCAAAGGAGAGAACCCTGTTGAAATATATAAAGACTCAACCCCTCACCTATTCTTAACCAGACACAGTGGTTGGAGAATGCGTGGTGAATTTTCACCTACCCTAGATCGTGGTATTGCTATTGCTGTCAACAGTGAAAATGCGCTGGGAATTAAAATTAGTTCAATTCAACTATGGGTTAAGTATGCAGATAGAGAAATGCCAAATGTAGAGATGCGAATATTCTCAATTGTTCATAAAAATGGAACATATGATTTTTACTTAACAGGAGATAGCAGCACACAGCGTGGATATATTTATGCAAAGGATAGAGACACTGATGCAATAGTTAATGATTTTGAATATCATATCAATGGTCAGTTAGTTGATACTGCATATTTAATTAATGAGGAGTGGTCATGTCTAGGTATAGCATTCCCAGGATTGATTGATTTTGACTCCTATCCTGGAAGAATAACTCTTAATGGACCAATGACATATAACAATGTTTCTTACTCAATTGCTACAAACCTTGAACAGGAGCAAAGAGTATCGTACAGATCATGGGGCGGAGTATTAACTTCAGCAATAGGTGGCTGGAACTGGTGGGAGGACTCTTACTCTTGGAGAGAGGTTAAAATTATATCTGAAAATAACGTATACTCAATTGATCCATCAGATATTTATGCAAGATATGTTGGAACTAATAGAATTATTGTTGATGATGATAATAATGGAATTTTGTTTGATCCTGAGAAGATTAGGGTATATGGAGATGTTGAGTGGTCAACATCAGTCAAGACAGCAGTATAATCTGGTATACTAATGGTTATGGATTCTTTAATAAACCCAAAAACTGGTAAACCTATTGTAGGAAATGTAAGACGTCAGGTCATAGATAAGCATTATGATTGGGGCCTTTATGTATACAAGAAGGCTGATGGAAAGTGGTTTACAGATGGAAATGGTAATGTTTTAAATATACCATCAAATAAAAATGATTTAACACAGATAAATAAATTAAAGCAGGCAGCAATGCACTATGGGGATCCAGGAGATGGTAAAGCGGTATTTGTTCCAGGCCTTAACAGAGTAACTGATGAAGAGTATTCAGAGCAAGTAGAAAGACTACAGCAAGGATTAATCCCATCAATGAATGACCTAGGTGCTTGGAAGGCTGCTCAAGATACAGTTGATAAATATGGTAGAGGTGTTTTAGATGAGTAATGAAGATTTTGAGTTTCAATATGTAGGGGCTTCTTTAAATACACAAGAAGAAAAAGAAAATCCTTTTAAGAAAAGTGATCCTTTCAATCAAGACTGGACATCATTAAAAGACCTAGTTGGATTAGAACAAAACTTTAAGCGTAGGACTGCACGTAATGTGACTAAGGCAGTTGATACATATAACTCTGCAGTCATGACGCAACAACCAGCACCTACAGATGCATATCTTGCTAATGCTAGAGCAAGTCAAACAGGTGATGGAGCAGGATCAAAAACAATCAATCCAGGAACTGTTTATAGAAATGGATATGGAATTTTTGACGTAATCACTCCTCCATATAATCTATACGAACTTGCAAATTTTTATGATACTTCTTTTGCTAACCATGCTGCTATTGATGCTAAAGTAGAAAACGTTGTCGGTCTTGGCTATCATTTTGAAATGAATGCTCAGACCATGATGAAACTTTCTTCTTCACAGGATGAAGGAGCAGTTGAAAGAGCAAGAAGAAGAATTGAGCGTTTAAAG